TTAGTCAACTCAATAGTTTCATCTACTTTATAGTTTTGTTTGTTAGAATGAGTGTAAAACGGTTTTAATACTTTGTAAGTCATAACTTGTTTATTAATTTAATTTATTAAAATAAAAAAAGCCACCACAATCAAGTAGTGGCTTTAGTTTAAATAACTATGAATAATTATGCAGTAGCAGTAAAGTCACCGTAAATGATTGCAGCTGGTTGTTCAACAGCCAATCCTACTTGCGCCTCAATACGTGCAGTAATGTTATTGTTAACAAAGTTAGTTCCTTCAGTTTCTGAAAACTCTAAAGAAAGTCCTTCAGTTACGATTTTGTTTACTCTTGTCCAATCACCAACATAATACTTGTTAGCAGCTAACCAGTTTGCTCTGTATATTGCAATACCGTTAATTCTTAATTGTCCATTTTCAAGTGTAACAATTCCAGGTAATCCGTAACCGGCACCAGTTGATTTTTCAGTTTTTAAGATATCCCAATAATCAGCAGGTCTTACTACAATTCCATTAACTTGGTAATTCAAACCTTCTTGTGTTGCGATTTCGTTTAACAACATTTCAATCTTGTTTTTACCTGTAATGATTTGAGTTGATGCAGTTGCAGCAGCAGCTAAAACAGTATTAAAGATTGAGTTTTCAGCGATTGCGTAATCTCTACGTAAAGCATCAGGAATGAATGAAGTTAAGAATGGCAAGTTGTTAGCCATCTTTTTAGAGTAACGAGTAAAACCAGCTATAAAGTTAGTAGCTAAATCTACCATAGTAATATCGTAATCTTTTTGAGATTTAGAGCTTCCTTCTGTTTGTGTAGAAATAGAACCTTCACCACCTGTCTCTCTTGGGTAAGTATAAGTACCTCCTTCAATGTTTACACTTCCAACTAAATCAGAAACGTTTAACAATTGGCCTGGAACCATAACAACGTTGAAGTTGTAATCTCTTGGAGCATCACCTGTAAGGTTTGCTGATAAAGTCATGTTACCAACAGCTTTAACTTGTACAGCGTTTCCTTTTCTAACGTTAGAAATACCATCAAAGTTATCTTTGATTGATTTTACTAAAGTATCTTCGTTTGCAGTTTGAGTTGCTTTTTCTTGAAGTTTAACATCAAGTTTGTCAGCGTGATCTTGAACCGCTTTTAAGTCAGCAGCAAATTTAGCTTCCATTGCTTCAGTAGCAGCTTTTAATTCAGTAGCAAATTGTGTTTTGTTTGCTTCTGTCATTTTAACCTCTAACGCATCAATTGCGCTTTTTACTTCGGTTGCAGTCTTTGTTTCAAGACCTGTTTTGATTGCAGATAATTCCGCTTTTAATTCTAATTCGTTCATCTTATTTTAAATTTAACGAGTTTGTAAATGATTTTAACGTGTCTAATATAAGCGGCTCATTTGTAAAAGTGTCAGGTTCTGACGGCTCATCTGTAAGTGCTTTTAATAATGTTTCGATTTGTTTTAACCTGGCATCGGAATAATCCAAATCGTATGCTTTTGTTATTAGTTCCATTAAACCGTAATGCGATTTAATAGCTTTTATATTTTGTACTGTACTCAATTCGTTTGCTGCCCAACTTGACAAGAATGAATATTCAGCAAGTTTATACTCTGTAATTTTGGCCTTCTCTTTTGCATCCCTGGATATAACTTTATAACCAATGCTTAACTCCGCATTTAAATTGCTATCATACATAAGTTTAACATCTGTAAACATGTCACGACCTAAATCCTTCTTCATATTGAATTGGGTAGTAGTTAGCAATCCATAAGTATCTTTAGTATCAATTTCCAAAGGAACGCCAATCATCATAGTTGGATTGTGATCCTTTAATACTCTAATACGTTTGAAGTTCTCTGCAACCGTTTTATTAAACGATCCATAAGCGGAAATATCACCATCGCTGTCTTTAACATTGTAAACGTTAGCATAAGCAGTAACAACTCCCTTGCTTTCGTCTAACTCTTTTAAGTCGTATGCTAATTGTTTGAACTCTATTCTATCCATTAAAAGTAGTGTTTATAGATACAAAGATATAAATTTTATTTAGACTAAATATAAATAGTATATATTTTTTTTAGAAGGTAAAGAAAGTTTGTTTTAAGTCAAAGTAGAATCGCATTGCTAACGCATCGGAATAATCGGGTGAATGGCCAATTAACTCTTTTACTTTTTCTTTTGGCAATATCCTTAATTTACCATCTTGGTCAATCTTATCCCTTTTAACCTGTTCTAACTCTTTGCTTATTATATCTTGTGTATCGGCATTACTACAATCTATAAATATTTTGTTTGATTGTATTAGTTCAGCGAGTTTATAATAGCATTGTGTTTTTAGGTTTTGATACTCAACATTATTGTTTTCTTCTTTTAATGCTTTGGAGTTGTTTACAAATCCTTTGCAACGTACAATGTCAACAACGCCACCACCAACACCATCCTCATCGGCAACAACATTAGACAATGGCACCCGATGTTTATTCATTAACGATTTGATTGCTTCGGCAGTTTCGGTAATACTTGATTTGTCGAGCGTAAATATCTCAATAACCCGGAAGCCACTCCAAACAAGTATAACCATCTTATCACTTCCGTATCGAGCAATGTCGGCACTAATATACATATCACCAGCATCAACAAAATCATTAGTAAATATGTTCTGTATCTTATCAAAATCAATAAGCCTTGCCGGATCATTGTCAAACTCCCAATTACCATAATACAACCTTTGCTTACTATTCTCATCCAAAGCGAGTAAACTATCTAAATAGGATGGCGGTAAGTTAGGGTTGTCAGTTGGAAGCGATTGTATAAACTTTCTTGTTTCTGTTATAGTTCCGGCAGCAGTTGGAATATAAAACTTTGAATAGGTCCAGTTCTTTGCCGGATTACACGTTCCTAATATCTTTGGAGTTAAATTGTATTCGTTTAGTTTATATCTTATCCTGGATGTAACTATTTGCCATGCCTTAAATGATATTTGATTGCACTCATCTATAAAGGCTCCGGTTATCTCTAACGAACCCAAACTATCAAAGTTTGGATCAGCTGGATAGGAATATAAATCCTTTAATAGTATTTCGCTTCCATTGGTCCAGGTGATCACTCCTGTTTGACTATTGTAGTTATAAGAAGTAGATAGCTTTAAATTGGATGTAAGTTCAAAGAAAGTATTTAAAGTCGTTTCTTTTAAGGTCTTTAGCTTTGACCTACCCATTAGCCACCTGGTGCCTGAATAGGCTTGGCATTGTTCAATAAGCCATAATACACCGAGAGCGGATTTGCCACCTCCAGCAGCACCACCGTATAATATTTCTTTTGTTACATTATCTTTAAGATAATAAACAGCGTGTTCTTGCTTAATTAATAATCTCATTTGGTTTTATTCCACTACCTAAACTAATAACATTTGTAGTGATTTCACCGGAGTGTTCTTGTTGTACTTTATCGCCAAACATTTTAGGATAGTATTTAGAAGCCTTCCATTTTAAAGTTTGGATTAATACGTTTGCTATACTTGCATCATACAAACCATTTTTACAGCCTTCCCAAATTTCATCGATTTGAGCATCTACACTTTCGCTTTTGTCTTGTATTGAATTTACATACAGGTTCGATAATTCTTGGTTTTCTCTTTTCCATTTACACCAAGTAGAAAATGCGGGATAATTATCTTTGCTTTCTAAAATAGTTTTAATGTTTTGACCATCCGCAATTTTATTGCAAATTTCAATACATAAATCAAAATTATATTCGCTTGGTCTTGCCATATCTTTTTTTTAATACGTTAAACCTACCCTAAAAAAGAGTAGGTAAAGAGTAACTTTAATTTACTACTCTCGTTAATTTTTATTTATTAAGTTTCTAATCGCTATATTCTTTTTAACCTCATCATATAGTTCGCCATTGAACTCCAATATAAAATCAGTTCCATTTAAAACTAAACACATTGATTCGCTATCTATTACATAACAACCATTGACATCAGAGATAACAAAATCGAAATTTCGGTATTCTTGTTCATGTTCTGTTTCAATTAAAACTCTTGGCTGTTTCATAAAAACAAAGATATATAAAAAATAATTAGAAAAATGTTTGGTAGTTTATTATAAATAACTATATTTGTTTATTATTAATTATTAAATCAAAAATTATGAAAACATTTTTATCAAAACAAAAGTACCAAGTTTATGCAATTGGATTCATTGCAGTATATTTTTTAACCCGATTTTTATATTAATTATTATGAGTATTAGAGCAAAACAAAAGTTTTATAACAAGGCTAAAAGTTTAGGAATAGACATGGCAAATGTAAACTACGATTTAGTGGATTTATCAAGTCCAGTTAAACACAAAAGCAGTTTTAAGAAACGAGCTTCTGAAATAAAAGAAATATACAATTATAAGTTCCCGGCTTATGTAGAGCCTCGAAGTTTTGATTTTGGATTGTTTAACATTGAATTTAAAAGAAAATGACACATCAAGAAAAAAAGAAAGTAAAAAAATTACTTAAAAAAGGATTCAAGGGATTTGTATTTATTACTTCAATGTTTAT